GGGAACAGTGTCTGCTGACCCTGCTGGCACAGCAGTAGCAATGGCGATTGCTTTAGGAGGCTAAATGGCTAACGCATTTAAGAACGCTGGAGCGGCAATTGCGGCATCAAGAACAGACGTATACACCTGCCCAGCGGCTACCGAAGCAGTTATTCACGCTTTGTATCTGTCTAACGTAGATGGTGCGGCAAGCGTAGATGCAACGATTGAAGTATATGATTCATCTGCCGCAACTTACTATCATGTCGGCAAAACTATTCCAATACCTGCCGACTCTACGCTTGTGTTTGACAAACCAATCAACCTAGAGGTATCTGATAAACTTACGATCACCGCATCTGCGGCATCTGACCTTGAGTGCTTTGCAAGTATTCTGGAGATTACATGAGTTATATAGGTAGGGTAGAACAGAAATCCAGCGAAATAAAGCGGTTTGACGTAACCAGTTCTACGTCTGCAACTCACACGCTGTCGTGGGCGCCTGTTAATGAACAGTCGTGCATTGTCACTATTAACGGTGTTAAACAGCATGAGGACGCATACAGCGTATCTGGCACAACTCTGACCCTTACCTCACCTCTGGTTGCTACTGACAAACTGGAAGTTATTGGTATTCAAGATGTAGGCCAGACAGTAGTTCCGGGAACTGGAGTAATTGTTGACAGCATGGTTAGCGGTTCCGCCGCTATTGCCAATTCAAAGATTGCTGGTTTGGCTACTTCCGCTACTACTGACACGACTAACGCCAGCAATATATCTTCTGGCACTCTGGCTACTGCACGTTTAGGTAGCGGTACTGCTGACTCAACGACGTTTCTTCGTGGCGATCAGACTTGGGGTACACCATCAAGTCTTTTTACTTCTTACGCCATCATTTGCGATCAAAAACCATCTGGAACAGAGGGAGGAACATTTACAAAAGGTGCTTGGCGAACAAGAGATTTAAATACTAAAATCGCTGATCCCGATGGTATTGTTTCAATTTCCTCAAACCAATTTACATTAGGCGCTGGATCATATCTGATTAAATGGTCTGCTATTGCCGCTAGGGTGGAAAGAAATAAATCTTCTCTTTATGACGTTACAGGCGCGGCGTACATTGATTACGGAGATACACGATGGGGGATGAATTATGACGGTGAACCTGAAGCCTCAACAGGCATAGCAAGGGTGACTCCTAGCGGATCAAATGTTTACGAAATTCGGCACTATTCCCACGAATCATATGCAACTTATGGATTTGGTTTTGCGGGTAGTAATTCAACTGGAGGCGTTGTTGAAAAATATACTTTTGTTGAGATTTATAAGGAAGGGTAATGGACATTAATCTTTGCATTCACCATTTGGGATTAAACGCAAACCAGTACCGATTGACGCAATCGCCGCCGCCACATGAAATTATTGAGTGGAGCGGCCCTTCGCCAGAACCAACGCAAGCAGAACTTGAGGCCGCATGGGCTGAGATTGAGGCTGATCCAGATTATCAGGCGCATCTTGCTGATCCCAGAGTGCAATACCCACGATGACTAGAACTACTATCCGCTCAGAAGATATTAATTCTTCTACTGGCATTAAGTCAGATAGATTTACTTTACCTTCATCTTCATCTGCTCCTAGTTCTCCGTCAGCAGGGGATATGTATTTTGATACAACCTTGCAACAACAAAGAATATATACAACTCAAGATGGGTGGGTAAATCCATCCAATCAACCTTTTATTGCTAGCGGAGGAACTGAAACTACCTCTGGTTCTTACAAAATTCATACTTTTACTTCTAGTGGAACTTTTACAGTTACTGCTGGAACAAAAGATATTGAGTATTTGGTTATTGCAGGAGGCGCTTCTGGAGGCAATTCGAACAGCAACTCCGCTGGTGGAGGTGGCGCTGGTGGTTATCGTTGCTCTGTTGTGGGTGAAAACTCTGGTGGTGGTGCTTCTGCTGAATCTAAAATAACCGTTACTTCTGGGTCTTATACAGTAACCGTAGGTGCTGGTGGGGCTATCGCCAGTAGTAATACACAAGGCACAAGTGGGTCTAATTCAGTATTTAGTTCTATTACCTCTATTGGTGGCGGCGGCGGTGGTATTCAACTTACTGCGGCTAATGGAGTATCCGGTGGTTCAGGTGGCGGTGGTACTTATAATCAAGGGGCTGGAGGTGCTGGGACAGCGGGTCAAGGATATGCTGGAGGGTCTGCTTCTCCATCTGGGTCTTATGCCGCAGGTGCAGGAGGTGGCGGTGCTGGAGGTGCTGGACCAAATGCGTCCCAAGCAGTGGTCGGTGGAACAGCAACATCTGGAGGCGCTGGCGTTGCTTCTTCCATTACAGGTTCTTCTGTAACCAGAGCATCCGGCGGGTCTGGGATGTCGGTTAACGTCAGTGCTTCAGCAACACCGGGTGGTGGTGGAGCATCTAATGCCGCAGGAGCATCTAACACAGGAGGTGGCGGTGGCGCTGGTTCCAACGCCAGCACAGGCGGCGCTGGCGGATCAGGAATAGTTATTCTTAGGTATTTAGTATAGGAAAAATAATGGCACATTTTGCAAAAGTACAAGAGGGAATCGTTACGCAAGTCATTGTTGCGGAACCAGAGTTCTTTAACACCTTTGTAGATTCATCTCCCGGCGAATGGATACAAACTTCTTACAATACTAGAGGCGGCGTTCACTATGATCCTAATACTGGCGAAGCAGACGGCGGCGTAGCCCTGCGTAAAAACTATGCTGGTATTGGATTTACCTACGACAAAGATCGTGACGCATTTATTCCGCCGCAACCATACGCAAGTTGGACTCTCGATAATGCCTCTTGCCTATGGGAAGCACCAGTTCCTATGCCAGCAGATGGCAAAGACTACCGATGGAATGAAGAAACATTATCTTGGGAAGTATTAGATGGCATTAACTAAAGTCACATCATCAATGACAGAAGGAGGCGATGACCTCCAGACTGATATTGCTTTGCTTGGATTTAAAGTAGCGGCTAATGGATCGTTAGCGGCTTACGGATTAAGCAAACAAGCAATTGATGCGTTTGAGGATGCTAGCGGTGTAGATTCTGGAGCATCTAGTAGTGCAGTTAGAAATTCTAGTTCTTATTATTCTGGTATAGTTTCTGGAACTGTAACTGGCGGAACTATAACAACTTACGGTGATTACAAAGTTCACACTTTTACTTCTAGTGGAACTTTTACTACAGATGTTGCTGGAACAGCGGATATTCTTTTGGTTGCTGGCGGTGGCGGTAGTGGTGGCGCTCACTATGATGGTGGCGCTGGAGGAGGCGGTGGTGGAGGAGGATTTAGGCCATTATCTTCTCAATCTGTTACCGCAACCTCTCATACAGTAACCGTTGGCGCAGGAGGCATTGCTGGAACTACAGGCGGAGATAATGGTGGGACAGGTGGCAATTCATCTTTTGGCGCTCTTTCCGCATCTGGAGGCGGTGGAGGTGGATATGGAACTAATGGCACAGGCACTACAAAAGCAGGCGGCAATGGCGGGTCCGGCGGAGGTGGTGGATATGGCACAACAGGCGGCCCTAATTTAGCGGGAGGTTCTGGAAACGCTGGAAGTTACAGTCCATCAGAAGGAAATTCTGGTGGAGCATCTGGAAGCACTAATACTGGTGCTGGTTCTGGTGGAGGCGCATCAGCCGCAGGAACTACCCCATCATCAGCAAATACTGGAGCCAATGGCGGTGCTGGTTCAGGAAATGATTGGCAAACTGGTTCTACTCAATATTACAGCGGTGGTGGCGCTGGCGCAGGATTTAACACTGGTACTGCTTGGTCTGGCGGCACGGGTGGTGGTGGAGGTTCTGGATCAAATAGCAATGGATATATAGGTACTGCTGGAACAGCAAATACTGGTGGTGGTGCTGGTGGCTCTCATGGCGCTGGTGGTTCTCATAGAGCAGGAGCGGTTGGTGGATCAGGCATTGTAATTGTTCGTTACAACGCTAACACAGGTTTTATTTCATACAGTAACATGACATTAGTTTCTAACGCTTCAACAGCAGATGCCGCTCCAAACAAAGCCGACATCGTAATGACCTATACCAACGGCGCTGGTATTGCAACAATTAATACTGATCTTAAAGCATATGTATCAAGAGATGGTGGTACGACTTGGACTCAGGCTACGCTAGTGGCAGACGGAACAAGCGGAGGTCACAGCATCTTGGTGGCACATAACATCGACATATCTTCGCAACCTTCTGGTACGTCAATGAAATACAAAATTGAAACGCTGAACCAGTCAGCATCTAAAGAAACACGCATACAGGCTGTCAGCCTCGGGTGGAAATAATGCCATATATCGGCAACCAACCAGCACAACTAGGAGCCTACGCAGTTGAGTCATTCAACGGCGGTGGTAGTTCTTTTACTCTTTCTAAGTCAGCCACAACCGAAACGGTACTTCTGTTTATTGATGGTGTAAGACAAACACCAGTAGATGCCTATAGCGTTAGCGGTACTACGTTGACTACTACGGCTACTACACCATCTGGAACTAACAATGTCACGGTACAGTTTCTTGGCGACGTTGTAGATTTTGGCGAACCCTCTGATAACTCTGTTACATCTACTAAGATTGTAGACGGTACGATTGTTAATGCAGACATCAATGCTAGTGCGGCTATTGCGCTATCTAAATTAGCCAGTGATCCTAGCAATGCTTCTAACCTTTCTTCTGGTACTGTGCCTACCGCTAGGCTTGCATCTGGCACGGCGGACAGCACTACGTTTTTAAGAGGAGATCAGACTTGGGCAAGTGCTGGAGAAAATAATAAACCAGCGTTTGTTGTTCGAATGACTGGCGATCAAACACTTGGCGATAATGTAAATACAAAAGCAACTTTTAATGCCGAAATTATTGACACAGACGGATGTTATGATCCATCTACTAATTACCGATTTACCCCAACAACGGCTGGTAAATATTTGCTTTATGCTGTGTACGCTTTTGAACTAACAAATGCTTTAGGGCCATGTCTTTTAAGGTTGTATAAAAATGGTTCTCAAGTTCAACAATTATTTAATAAAGGACATCCTAGTTATGTTCCGTCAGGCGCTACATTATCTTTTTCTAGTATTCAAGATGCAAATGGAACAAGCGATTATTTTGAGGTTTATATACAAGCGGATGCAGATAATGGTGGCAACGTAATTGGCAAGGCTTACGGATGTGAATTTGGTGGTTTTAAAGTATACGAAAGTTAATTAAATTATTAGAGGAATAAAACATGGCATCAATGAGTTATCAAATTAGAGCGTATGTTGGTCGAGATATTAACTTTCGATCTGACGTTATCCTACAGGATGATGGGCAAGGCGCTTACATTAAAGAGTGGAATATTCCAGAAGCGCAACCTACAGTTGAGCAACTGGCTGGCTATGACGCACAGGCTGACGCTATTGTAGCCCAAGAAAAAGTTATTGCTGACCGCATTGCTGGATACGGTGGATACGGCGATCAGTTAGACATGATGTACTGGGATGAGGTTAACGGCACAACTACTTGGAAAGATCATATCGCCGCAGTAAAAGCGGCAAACCCAAAGGTATAAGTTATGGCATTAGAAAGCGCATCATTTATTAACGGTCTGGTAAGTACCAACCCTACAGGAAGTGACAGCATCTCGCAGGGCGATGACCATCTGCGCTTGCTCAAAACCGTACTTAAAGCCAGCCTGCCAGACGTAGATCAGGCGGCGGCAACCGTTATCGTTAAGGCTACTGCCCCTACGACTCAGGTTAAAGGCACTATCTGGTACGACACTTCTGCTGACAAGATTAAGATTAACACCGCTACTACAGGCTCTTCCCCTAACTGGGTTGAGTTAGGTGTTGGCGCTCCGTGGAATGGAACTGCTTTTAATACTTTGGCTGGTTCTTGTATGTTTCGTGCAACAATGTCTAGCGTACAAAGCCTTCCTAATGCAGAACTTACAAAACTTCAGTTTGATACAGAAGTTTTTGACATTGGTTCTAATTACGATAACGCTACAAACTATAGGTTTACTGCGCCAGTAGATGGCAAATACTTTTTTAATGCGGCAATGCGTAGCAGTAGCACACATGGTTCTGATGATGATCTACATATTTACAAAGACGGATCAGCATATGCTAGTGAATCTCAGTTCAACCAAGTGTCAGGCCCAGAATATGTAACCGCTTCTAACACTATGAATATTAGTTGCATTATGAATATGACTGCTGGGCAATATGCTGAAGTTTTTGCTTTTACAGAAGTTGGCCCGTGGAATATGAGCAACGGCACTACTACTACATTCTTTGAAGGATACAGATTAGCCTAATGCCTCTAGTACCTATTGAAAACGTAGGCCAGATAGGGATTATTCAAGATACTCCGCCGTACAATCTTCCTCCTAACGCATGGTCAGACGGTAACAATGTAAGACTCCTTGATAACGGCGTAAAGAAAATCGCTGGGTATCAAGAGGTGCTTGCTACTTGCCCATTTGCCCCCTACTACATTCATCCTTATCGAACCGCTAGCGGCACATACTTTTGGTTAGCGTATGGCGCTACAGATATTGCAGTATGGAATGGCGCTAGTTGGGTAGATGTTACACGACAGGCTACGCTACAGTTAAATGGCGCTGTTACTGCGGGTGGGTCTAGCATTACTGTAGATACTGGCGCGGCATTGACTGCTTTACCTACAAGCGGAACGCTGGACATTGGTATTGATACTGGAACCGCTAACAAGTACGAGACACTTACATATACCGCTAGAGACACAGGTACAGGTGTAATTACGCTATCTGGCACGTTAGCGTATGACCATCCTGATAACGCTGTTGTAACGCCTGCAAGCACAACCACTACTTCTGATAGCGATTACACGGCTAACACCACTAACCTACGATGGACTGCTACTAACCTTAACGGTTTGGTTGTAGCAACCAATGGGTCGGATACTCCGCAGATGTGGCCTTTGTCGGCTGGTATTCCAAGTACAGGGGTTCCGTTTATGGAACTGCGTAACTGGCCTGCTGGAAACAAGTGTGCATCTATCAGGTCGTTTAGAACATTCCTTGTTGGATTAAACTGGGCAAGACCAAACCCAGAGCCACGACTTGTTAAATGGTCTACTGAAGCATCATACGGTAGCCCACCCGCAACGTGGGATGAGACTGATGCTACGCTGGATGCTGGCGAATATGAATTGTCTGATACGCCGGGAGATATTATTGACGGTCTGCCATTAGGTGATTCGTTTATTATTTACAAAGATGACAGCATCTACATTATGAATTATGTTGGTACTCCCTACATATTCTCATTTAAACTGCTGTCGCCGACTATTGGACTGTTGTCAAAAGAAGCCGTAGCGGAGTTTGAGGGCGGTCATTTTTTCATGGGTAACAGCGACTTCTACCTTTGTAATGGTCAAACTGTAACTCCGCTTTTGCCTAACAAACTGCGTCGTACCGTGTTTGATGAGTTAAACGGCGACAACTACAAGAAGTGTTTTGTAGCGGCAGATTATGTACGAAACGAGATGATGGCTTGTTATCCATCAGGATCGTCTGAGGTTGTCAATAGAGCGGTTATTTGGAACTGGAAGAACAACGCATTTACCTTTAGGGATTTGCCTAACACTTCCCACATTAACTCTGGCGTTATTGACATTACCACAGGAACAACGTGGGATTCTGTCACAGAGTATTGGGATGAAGAGTCTGACCCGTGGGGCGCTACTAACTACGACAACGTAATTAACAACATTGTGTTTGCTGATGTCACTAACACAAAGATATATCGTGACAACAAAGGCAATAAGAACGACACAGCCACTATGACAGCG